TGGTCGATGCCCACAAACCCCACGGTCACCGTCGACGTCGATGCAGGGGCGGTGCTGCCATTCAGCACACGAATCTGCAGCACCAGCGGCAAATCCTGGTCCGGAAGGTTTTCGGTACGATAACCACGAGGGGCCCAGGTCACCGCGTTTGCGGTCGCATCAGAAACCGCAGCAACCCCGTTTTCAACGGTGAGGCAGTACACGTTCGCCGCCGTCGATGTGTTGATCGTCAGCGTGGTGTCGCCGGATCCATACCCGTTGCGGAGCGAATCGAATTTCGCGTTGGTCGTGGTCGCCCCATCGAACAGCACGCGATGGGTGTTCCAACCAAACAGAGACGCCGTCCCGGACCCAGTCGCAGGCCACCCTGCCACCGTGAACGTCACGTTCCTGCCGGAAACAGAAGCGACAGTTCCGCGCGTTGGAATTGCCCCAGCGATCCCAACGATGTTTCCGATCGCAACAGTCTGCCCGATATTCCCAGCGGAAAACGCAACGTCCTCAGGGAAAACGACCGTGATGGAAGTTGCGCTATTCACCGTGACGGGCAAATTGTCACCGATGACATCCACCAGCTCGACAAAGGCATTAAGGTTCGCAATGCGCTGGGAAAAAGTCAGTTTTGCGCGCACATTGCAATCACCCGCAAGTTGCATACGGTAGCGCAGGATCGTCTCAGAGTTGGCCGTCACCCCGGTCGTGATGAGCCCATTCCCAGATGCCTGGGATGTGGTCATCCCAGCCCCAACGCAAACGCGATCCCACTCAGAATCCCACCCAGAAGCGAGCGCGCGAGTGAACGACATGCGCAGCATTTTCGAGTTTGCTGTCGCGTTTGCACGACCGAGGTCGCGCAGCCTGGGATAGGGTAAAGCGGGCATTTTAGCGGGTCAGTTGAGTGAGAAGGTTGGGAGTGTTGGTGTCGGTTTCGCTAAGGAGCTTCGCCCCTTGCGCCACCTGCTGAAATTGAGCCATGCGCTGCTGCTCTTCTGCAGCCATCGCCCGGGCTTTGCGGATTTCCGCGACATCCTCGTCAGTGCGCACGATTTTCGGCGGCACCCCGGTCATGTCTGCGTATTCATCAATGGTCTGGTCCAAATCGACTTTGTCAATGGCCTGAGGATAGGACGCCGTCACATTGCCAACAAATCCCAGGAAACGCTCGATGCTCGATGTGGCAACCATCTTTTGCGCCTGCGCCATGATCGAAATGTATTCGACCTTCAAATCGATCCCATCGAGTTCCTTTGGCGGAGAAGGCAGCAATCCCCGGCGCGCCATAACCGCAAACGTCCTGTCAATGAGCGGGTCCAGCAAATCCTCGTTCTGCCGCTCGAGCACCGGCCCAAGCATGAGCAACTTCTCTTCGTGCCGCTCGTCGATTTCGCGCGCAGTGATCTGCCGACGATCCGAGTTCGCAAGCATCAGAAACAGGTCTTCGTAGAAGCACTTCTTGATGCGCATTTGCGTTTCATGAATAAGCACCTGAAGCTCCTGAAGCGGCATCCGGACCTCATGCACCGGCCTGAACCCGGCTTGTCCCTGAGGGCCGTCCACGTACGTGATATCACCGGGAAGCAGCGACGCCTTCTTATTCTGCATCGAAGTCGGCGCGACCATGGGCGGCATGACCATCTTGTCGACAGCCTGGATCATCCGGCGCTGCATGGCCTGGAGCTGCTGCACATCGCCCAGCGCATCCATCCCAGGCGAAAACCCATACACATCCTCCCCAGTAAGATTCCACCGTGGAGCCATGACGGGGAATTCGTCAAACCCGCTATTGTCCAACACCTCGCCCTCATTCGAGCCCGTCTCCCAATACACCGAAGAGAATCGCTTGTATTTGGCCTCGAGAGCGTTGGAATCAAAGTCGGGATTCGGGAAAACAATGTGCGCCACATTCACCCAAACTTCATACTCGCCACGGTTGTAAAGGTTCTTCGTTGTGCTGGATACGGAATCAATCCCGAACCGATCCACGAGCTGGCGAACCGTCATGGCCCATTCGCGCATGAATGTGTCAACCGAATGCCTGTGGTTTTGCGCAATGCAATACGATCCAACCGGATACGTGTACGCCCGAATCACATCCTCATCGTCTTCGAGCACCGCCATTGCCGCAGTGCCGAAAAGCCCTTCGTCACAGTAAAGAAGCGGCAAAGCGTTGTACACGTTTGACTTGAGAAACACGGTGCGCATGCGGCGCGTCACCTCAGAAAGCCAGTTTTTAACCGGCCCAAACTCAGTCAGATCCGGATCCGGCGTAGTCAGGTTGAACCAAGGCCGCGCAGGGCTTGTGAGCCCAGACATCATGCCAGCTTGCAAATTGCGAATTGCAAGCGTGGCGGTCGAATCAATGATCTTGCGGTTGCGCCGGTCCCCTCGGTTCCGTTCGGTGACGGTAAACCTGGACCTCCGGGGCATTATGAAATCGGAAACGTCCCTCCAGTGCGCGACAAAGGAATCGCGCTCCATCTTGAGTGCGCCCCGCCTTTTCTCGAGTTCCTTGCGGTCGATATTCATTGTCCGAGCAGGCTCACACCGCTGAGTTGCGTGTTCCCGGGTTGAGTGATCGCGACGCCCGCCTTGCGGTATTTGGACTGCATGAACTGAGAAACGAACGCAGGCACCCCTGTGGATTTTCCGGGCGTATCGGATCGAGGAACCGCTGGCTGCATTGTCGCAGGCGTCTGCACCGTTGTCTGCTGAGCAGCGATTGCCTGCCTCGCTTCGTCTAGCGTGTAAAGTTTGTTTCCAGCCATGGTTTCAGCAAATTGGACTCCACGCTGAAACCTGCCCTGACTTCCTTGGAATTGTGCTCCGCCGCCTCCTCCTCCCATATCAACCTCCTAGCAAAGTGCTTCCGCCTCCGCCCATCGGAGCCGATTGTTGCCCTGCCCCCTGCTCTCCCAATCCCTGAGGCCCCGTCAAAATGGTGTCGCTGCGCCCATAGGCCGCGAGCGCTTTCTTGCTCTGCCTCACAGCTTTACGATCAGCCATCGCCGCAGAATCTTCAGGCGCGGCAATATCCGGAGCCTTTGGCTGGTCCGGAATTTTCGGCTGGCTTTGCTTTGCAAGGACTGCCCCTGCTGCACCAAGCCCACCAGCCAACAGACCAGCGGTGATGATTGCTGCTTCAATACCCATTTGAATGCCCAGTATACTGCAAAGCGCAAACAGTCAACACCGAGGCCTAAGCCTTTTCGCGAAGATTATTTCCTTTTGCTGATACCCATTTCTTTTAAGCAAACTCGAGAAGTCTATTGAGTTTGTGACGTGCTGGGTTACCCAAGATATTCCTTTTTCTGACAACTTTTCGTCGCAGAATTTAATGAACCGGCTTGCGTTCATCCATTTGCGAGCTTCCGGCTTCAAATAAATTGCGTTGTGCTGCGCCATAGGCTCCGAGATGTCGGCATTCTGTACGTGCAGAAACACATTGTAACCAACGAGTTGCAATGATTCTTTGTCGATTGCCGCAAAGATTATGAGAAGCCCAGATTCCCATAGTGCCTTGTATCCGCTTTGCGGGATCCCAGAATAGAAATCTGGATCGATAACTTCTGATCGATGCGCTTCAATCAGCGCAAGGGCTTCTTCCCAAAGCTCTTCAGTGTATTTCAGTTCGGCAAATTCGAGTGTCATTGGAATGGGTCGTAGTCAGTGATCGCGTGTCCGTACTGTGCGGCGAACTGCATCCCAGGCCCAGCTTTCGGAGCAACCGTGTATGCAAACGTCAGCGCCAGGGCGTCCGCAATGTCAGGAGAAGGTAGCCCCCGCGCTTTGATGTCATCCTTCGACTCCAACTCGAATTTCCCGCGCGCGTTCGCGTAGCTGTACTGAGGCACGCACAGGTCGATCCGGAGCTCCGGCATGTCCGGAATGCCGCCACCCGCTTTGAGCCATTCGCCCATTTTGAACCACATTTCAGCACGTCGGTTCTGGAAATTCTCGCCGTCCGCTTTGCCGCCGAAATCCACACCGACGGGAGAAAACCCAAGCTGGAGCAGCCGATCGATGACCCCCTCACCTCGGCCCGCGTCGACAAACACCGCGTCGGGTTGCCAGGCGGAAATCGTTTCAGCTACCTTGGCCGCCAAATCCATGTTGGAAATGGACCGGAACACGGCGGGAGCAAACGCAGCCAGCCCCTGGCGTTTGAAAATCACACTGCGATCGCCACCGTATCGGGCCACATCGACGCCGAGAACTTTTGGCGCAAACTCGTATTCCGATTCCTGGATGTGTCGCTTGCACGCGGCAGCAACGACCTCAAACGGGATCAGTTGATTTTCAACCGAAGCGCTGAAATCATTCAGCATTTCTTGGCGGAACTGGTTCTCTGTCATCTCTTTGCGCATGGCTTCGATTTCTTCTGGCGGGAGTGCATCCGTCGCGTAGCAATCCCAGTTTGCGACGTACCAATCGGGGTTCTTCTGGGCCGAAAAGTACATCTCACTCAACAGGTTAGCACCCTTCACTGTGCCGATGAACAAGCACCAGCCTCCGCGATCCGCGAGCGCCGGACGGATGATCTCGCCCCACATGTCCACATGCATGTCGGCAACCTCATCCAGAACCGCCCCGTCAAAATACGCCCCACGGAGGGCATCCGGATTGTCAGCTCCGTACAGAGCGATCGTCGAACCGTTTGGAAGTTTAACAGACAACTCGGAAACCGAAACCTTCACACCTGGTATCGGCAAAGTGAATCGGAGCAGGTATTTCCAAGCGATCCGCTTTGCCTGTTTCAGGAGCGGAGCGATGTAGGCAAACTGTGAATCCGGCCTGCGTGCCTGCAGAGCCGAGTGAATGAGCTGCATGATCGCCATGACGGTTTTGCCGCCCCGGCGATGCACCAGGACGACCGAAAACCGTTTGAGCCCCATGTGGACTCTGCGTTGCCACACACGGGGCTCGTAGCCCAATTCTAATCGGCGCGGCTGCGTCATTTCTTTCGCGCTTTGCCTGCGCTCGATAGCGCGATGGCAATCGCTTGTTTCTGCGGTTTGCCCGCCTTCATTTCCTTCTTAATGTTGGCGGAAATTGTTTTCGCGGAGGATCCTTTTTTGAGCGGCATAGGACGCTACTCTTGCATGTCAGGGTCTTCCGGGCAACGCGGCACTCCGGTCACCACCTCGATTCGGATCGGCTCACCCCCGGGGGTGCCGGACACCTGCAGCGGAATCACCTTAGACAGCAGCCCCACAAACGAACGGGGATCGAGGCTCGCCAGGGTCACCAGGTACGCCACCCCGCCCACTTTCCGGTAGGCTTCGAGCAGATCCGCCTGCAGATCGGTTTTCGTCGGTTTCAGGCCCAGCATGTTTCTCATGGGTCCAGATTACACCGGACCCCGAAAAACTCCAAACAAGCCCCAAAACTGCCACCGTAAGTGCTTCGGCACCAATGTACACACATCTGTGGCCATTGAGCACAAAGGACTTACAAAGCACCCTCGGATTTTTCGTGGACTCTCGTGGGCTTTCGTGGACGTTTGGCCACACTTGGCCACACTTGGACACACTTGGACACATGTCTCTGTCGAAGTTTCTAAAAACGTAAGTCACTGTACCTCAGTGATTTCCGAGCGCTTGTCGAAGATGTACACACTTCTAAGGCAAAAAAACGCGAAAACTTTCCTCACTGCTATACGCCACCTACGTGTAGCTGCTGTACATATCGTATCTCTCTATTACCTAAAATACTGTGTACATCTGTGTACAATAGATAAGTAACTCAGAATCAACGGTCCCGTGGCCACGCTTGGACACGTTTGGCCACACTTGGACACACATCAAGGGTGATTTGCGTAACCCGTTCAGCGCCAAGCACTTACAAACCCTCCCTTTTGTTTCCCTTTGATTGCAAGCTAGTTCTGGACTTGTGTTTTTCTGCTATCCGCCCCCTTTGCAACGCCACCGGACATGCATTTTGCTCCGCAGCTTCCAGAGCACGCGCGCTTTGCGTTCGCTACCGCAAAACAAACCAAAAAAGTTTTCTTCTTTCCTTCGCTTTGCAGCATGCGCGCTGCACATTTCATTCAGTTCAACACCCACTATGGAAAAGAAAACTCGACCCTATACCAAAAAAGCCGTCTCCGAACACCACGCGAAAGCCGTGATTGCATTTCGCGACGCACTCAAAGCCGAGCGCGCGATGATGCACCAGGCTCGCCGCATGGAAGCCGCTATCCGCCGCGAAAACTCGCTGTTCCTGGGCAAGGCGGTGCTCTGCAAGCGCGCGTGGGATGAGGCTGCACAAGCCTGCCGTGATGCCTCGACGAGCATTGACACGAGCGCGCTGTCTCCGACGGCGTCTGTGCCTCCTGAATCGCCCAGCGCTGAGCCGGATCTCGCCGGTGTTACCCCGGAATTCGATTCAGTTCCGGAAAGCGACGACCTGTCTGAAACTGCTACCAGCGCTTCGCGCGCCGGATTGATTCTTGGCGGCCAAACCGGACCCGCCGCACCCGTGGTTTCGGAATCCCAGGTTGACGTAGCTCCCGTGATCGCCGCA